AGGTCTCGGCACTAGTACCCCCCGGAAGAAGCTCTCTACCGTCTCCCTCGAAGCCGTACGGGTCTTCTGGGGCTTGTTGATCGAGCATGTCGTCTACTGGAGTCTTCATGTGGGCAAATTCAGCCACGCCCTCCGGAACTGGAGTAGATTCTACCACCAGCGGAAACTTCTTGTTTGCGAACAAGATGTCTACGATCTGACCGTATGCGGCAAGAACTTTGGTCTTTGTAATTTTGATAAATACTTTCGACCGCTCAGAGTCACGATACTGAGTTGTCGAGTCATAAATACCACGAAAGTTCTTATACGCTTGCAGCCAACGCTGCTCGTACGCATATCGACCATTCTCCGAATCTTCAAATCGCTTAACAATATACTCAGCGAGATTCGGAAGTTGATCTTCCGGAGATATCACATCTACCGGCTCGGCATCCGCAGGTTCTAGAAACCTATCTTCCATAAGACTACCCTTTAGTAATCGCGTTCGTCAGCCATCTTCATGACGGACGGATCGACAGCGGCCTTAGTCATCTTCTTAGGCATGTCTTCCGTGAGTACATCGACTGTAGCCTTCGTGTCGAATTCCAAACCCTCACGATACGGCTTGTCCGCACCCATCTGATCATCGACAGAAGTCTTGTCCGAGTTCATGATGTACCCTTCACCCATGTTGAGGTTCATGATTATCTCCCTGTGTTGACCGGCTCGTTACGAGTCCGGCGTCTAGTTTTAGCATCCTCTTTTAGGATGTAATCGAATGTTAAGTCTTCGGTGCTTGGAGCGCGAGTGACGCGCTGACCGTATACAGTAGGTTCGTCTGGTCCGCCGATTCCAGTGATCGGTTCGCGGGCCATCAACTCTTTCTCTGCGCCGATATCCCCTGCCTGTCGGGCGAGGTCTATCTGCATCTGCTCTTCGACGTTAAGTTCCCCCGGACCAGCACCCGGCGAGGCAGCGACACTCTCAGCAGCCACCATAGCTGCGATAGTTGCAGGAGCCATAGGTCCGGTGCCAGCAGCCGCAGTAACTTTAGGAAGAACAGTTTTCATAGCTGTTCGAGTCGCTGTCTCTGCAGTAGCTTCAGCCGCCATAGACGTAGATGCTTCAGCAGGATTAGTAATAAATGACGTAGCAGTTAGTCCCGCCACAGCACCCGTGCCCACTACTTTCGGGTCTTTGAGACCGTTCATAATCTGTTGCAGAGTGGAAAGGGGTACGTCGCCTACATTTTTGGGAGTAGCAGGAGCAGCACCAGCATCAGGTTCTGCAGGAAGAACGATGTTCGAGGGCAGTGTTGCCCCCGGTATGCTGACCCCACCCATGTCCGCGACATTCATCGTCTGCAAATCAGAGAGACGATTGATTCTTAGACTTTCATCCAAGATATCTTGTCGGGGATCGATGATGATTCCCTTGTTGAGACC